CAAGAAATCAAAAGGATTCTTCCCGACATAAAGATAATCCTAACAGGCACAATCTCGGCGGTGTCCCCGCAGGAAATTATTGAAAAGAAAGGCGTTTTTGCCGTGGTTAAGGGCGAATATGAAAAAGGGGTTTTAAGGGCAGTCGAAAAGGGCGGGGTGATTGAAGCCGAACTTTTAAGCCAAAAGGAAATGAACGAAGCACCCTTCCCAGAATATCCCATCGAATGCTGGGATCATTATTGCGACCATCAACCAAGGGGGCAAAAATTTCCTCACGCCCAAGTCTGGGCATCGAGAGGTTGCCCTTTCAAGTGCATCTTTTGTGTTTGGCCTGCGGCCATGACCGGGAACGACCCAGATGGGAAAGGCAAAAGAACCGTCCGCTATTACACGCCAGAATATATGGAGAACTTCTTGGGTTATCTCATCAAAAGATTCCCATTCAAAAGCATCTATTTTGATGATGATACCTTTAACCTTGGGAATAAGCACACCCTAGAAATGTGCGAGATTATGGGCAAGATAGGACTCCCTTGGTCTGCCATGTGCAGGGCGGACACCATCCCGATTGAGACTTGGAAAATTATGAAGGATTCTGGATGCTTTGGGGTAAAACTAGGATTCGAGTCTGGGAGCCAATATGTTGTGGATCATATCGTGAACAAGCATCTTAATCTTGATGAGGGAGCCGGAGTTGTTCGGCATCTTAAGGAAATCGGAATGACTGTTCACGGAACATTCACGGTCGGGCTTCCCGGCGAAACGGCAGAACAAAGACAGGAAACAATCAAATTCATCAAAAGCCTTCCGTTCGACTCTTATCAATTATCCGGCACGGCGGAAATCGAGGGAACCCCGCTGGCGACACTTCGCAAAGAAGGGCATCTCGAAAAATACGATGGGGCAAAAATTGATGATTCCTATATTCTCGAATCAGATGGGCATAAGAAGTTTAAGGCATTGGTGCAGGAATTAAAAACATCTTGAAAACCGCAGTCCTTGTTTCTGGGCAGATGCGGAGCTTGGACAAGACCGCAAAACAATTAAAAAGCCTGTATCCAGAAGCCTCTTGGGTAATACACGCCGCAAAAGATGAGGATGCCGAAAAAGCGTTTTTGCTCAATCCGAATATTCTTGTTATCGAGGAACAGCCTTATATTGATGAGAAAAGGGAATATGCTTGGCAAATTGGCAGGGGTTGTCACGGCATCCAAAGCGTTCTTCGGCAACTTTGGGCAATGCAAAGAGTTTGGCAAATTTTCGACAAAAGCGGCATTGATGCGGATTGCGTTGTTAGGTTGAGGCCGGATTTGGCATTCAGAATACTTCCCGAAGAACCCCAAGATGACGCAATTTATATCCCCAAGTTTTGCAATTACTGGGGATATAACGACAGATTTGCCTTTGGGAAAAGATGCTGGATGGATGCCTACTTCAACAGATTTGCAAGATTGGACGAATATATTTCAAGGGGCGGAATTTTTCATCCAGAAACTTTTTTGGCCTACGCCATTCATCCATTGCCAATCAAAAGAACCTCCGCCCTTTTCGATACAATTAGAAAAGATGGCTCGCTTGATGTTGCGGTGGCAAAAGAAGAATGGGGGGATATATGCTCATAACAGGAGCTTGTGGATTTGTCGGATTCATCATTTCCAACTATTTCAAAAACGCGACCCTTTTGGACAATCTATCAAGAGAAGGAACATCTCAAAATGCAGAAATTTTTAGAAAGCAAGGAAGAAAGTTATTTATTTGCGATGTTCAGAATTTTCATGAGAAAGAGCCTCACGATGTAATAATTCATTGTGCGGCCAATCCAAGCGTGATGGCGGGATATAACGAAATAGCCCCCGAAACCGTTTATAGTTCAAATTTGTGGGGAACCGTCAAAATATGTCAGCTTGCAAAAGAATGGGGCGCAACTTTGATATATATTTCATCAAGCAGGGTTTACCCGCTTGAGTCACTATCCCCTATAACAGAAAATTGTTCAATGGTCGGGAAAAGAAGCCATTATGGAGCCTCTAAATACGCATCGGAATTGATAATTAGCGAATTTGATTTCCCAAGCCACATTTTCCGATGCGGGCTTATGGCCGGGGCAGGGCAATTTGGCAAGAGCGACCAAGGCATTATATCCTATTGGATTAACTCATGGAAACATAAAAAAGAAATGAATATTTATGGGTTTGGAGGCAATCAAAAAAGAGATGTTTTTCACCCCAAAGACCTTATCCCGCTAGTAGCAAAAGCGTCTTTTGCAAGAGGAAAAACACTTTGCAATGTTTCTGGTGGAATCAACAACTCCTTTACATTAAACGAGCTTTCTGATTTTTGCAGAGAAAGGCTTGGCAAAAGAAAAGTAAATTACTTTGAACAGAGAAAAATGGATATGAAGGAAATTGTTCTAGATAATTCTCTTGCAAAAAAAACATGGGGCTGGGAACCTGCAATTACAAAAATGCAGATTTTTGAGGAGATATTAAGATGCTGACCATATTCACGATAGTGCTGAATGGTGAGCCATTCATAAGCAAAAAGATAGAAGCCTACCAAAAGCTACAAATCCCTTGGCAATGGCGAATTATCGAGGGCGTAAGCAATCCCATAAACTGTACAAGATGGTGCAAACAAGTTCCCGATAAATGGCACAAGGAATTTCGCTCAATAGACGGAACTCACGAATATTTGCAAAATCTAAAACACGACAAGGTTAAAATATATTCTCAAAATAAGCCCTTCAATGGAAAGATCGAGATGGTGAACAAGGCTCTTGAGGGCGTGGATTGCGGTGTAGTGATGGAGCAAGACGCTGATGAATTTTGGACAGAAAAACAGATGGAAGATGTTTACAGGCTTTTGATTGACCGAACACCCGGAACCACGGCACAATTTTTTTGCCACTATCATATAGGAAAAAAGGTTGTGGTTTCACGCTCTGGCCTTGGGGCTTATCCTTACGAATGGTATAGGGCATGGAAATGGGGGGAAGGCATTGAGTTTACCAGCCATGAGCCGCCCATTTTAAATCATCAGCCAATCAGAATCCCAAGGAGAATCACAGAGGAGATAGGGCTAGTGTTTGAGCATTATGCCTATTGCACTAGGGAAAATGTCGCATTCAAAGAGGATTTTTATGGCTATGCCGGACTTCTAAAATCTTGGGAGGAACTACAAAAGACCCACGGCCCTGTTCGGCTCAATAGATATTTTGCCCATGTTCAAGACCGAAGCGTGGTGGACGATGCAACCTAAAGTCATAAAATACCAACAAAGGCTGGGCGATGTTCTTCGATGCCTCCCCGCCTGTAAATATCTAGCCGACCAAGGGCATGAGGTTTTATTCGATTGCTTCGAACAATATCATGGCGTGTTCGATATGGTCTCCTATGCGAAGCCAATGGGCTCAACCCCATTTAACGCAGATATTATTGATCTTGAGGTGTGGCCTAATAAATATGTTGATTATAGAAAGAGTAAAAAGACTTGGACTGATTTTGTTTATTCAGACCCAAGGATCAAAGACGCAGACAAAACAAACATTATTCTGGACAGGCTTGGGCAAGAAAGAGCGGAGGGATTGCCGGAACAATATCACCTTATAGCCCCATTTGGAATCTCCCAAGGCTTTCCAAGAAGCCCCATTCAAATAATCCAAGAGGCGGCCAAGGAGCTTGGCAAGGAGAAAATTATTGTTCTATGCCCCCCGGAATTTCAAATCCAAGGCTTGAGAACATATACTGCGCCTAGCGTTGAGCAGATGGCAAAGGCGATTAGGGATGCAGAGGAATTTTGGGCGATCAACTCTGCCCCTGTTTGCATTGCTTCCGCTGTTAGGCGGGGAAAGGAAACTAGATTTTGGGGGGTTAAAAACGAATGGGAGGTGGATAACATTTTCCACTTCGAAGGACTTGTAAGGATGGATTGACATAAGGGGTGGTTTTGTGGGCGGGGCTATTTCCACTTCCTATTTTGGCAACGACTTGTCCTATGTCATTAACGACCTTTGGACAAGCGTGACAGGGCTTGCCACAAACGCTGTATCTGCCTCTGTCACAGACTTGGCGACTTCATCGGAGTTGGATGTAGGAGGCGAGGTTTTTAGGATCACACAAAGTCTAGTGGTTTGCGCCGGAGTAATTTCGGCCCCATCAATCGGCGGCTTGGTCACTCTAGGTGGCAATGAGAGGATGATTGCGGGCTTTAGCCTATCCCCAGATGGCATTTCCTACACAATCGACCTTGCCGACATAACCACCTAAAGCGATGGCCTCAATCGAAAGAGAGGTCGAAAATGGGCTTCTTAATGCCGTTTCTGGCATAACTGGCGTTAATCCATACACAAGCGAACGAGGATCGCCAAGAACGCTCCCAAGCCTAGTTGCCCAAGCCCAGATAGGGTCAGAGCTTCTAGGGCCATTTACAGGGGTTTTTAGCGTCCCTGCGACCCTTACCTACACGGCAAGGGCAGATGGCAACACGAAGCAACTATTTGATCAAAAATTTCAGAGCATAGTTGCCGAGCTTTACAGAGACCCAGACCTAGCCTCATACATGACCAATGTGACCAGTTGCACTATCTATGTCGCAAAAGTCACAAGCGAAAGCCCCCAAGTGATAGCAACAAATAGGACTTGGGCTAAAACCATCACGCTAGATATAAACGCCACCTATAAGCAATGAACCAATCCACCCCATTTGAAGTTGAGGATGCGTTGGCAAGGCTTATTGCGGACTATTCTGGCCTCAATGCCTATACCACGAACAGGACAGGCAAAAGGCTATTCCCTTATGTGACTATTTCGGCAACTATCAATGGACAGCTTTTGGGAAACTATACAGGGCTATATGACCTAACCGTGGCGGTCAATTATAGCGATACGGCCTCCAAGATCACCCAAGAAGATTTTGATTCTGAATACTGCCAAATCTTTGAGTCTCTATACGAGGAAACCCCAACCCTAGCCGCCAAGATTCAAAATAGAATCATCAACACAAAGGTATATATGGCTAGGATAACGAGCCAAGCCCCAACCATAAGAACAGACAAAAGGGCTTGGCAGAGGGGATTGACTCTCAATATCTTTGCAACCCCACAAGAGGACGAAGATGGCCTGAGAAACTATGACTTTAGCGACCAGCTTAATAGTTTCTACATTGCCACAATTTAACAAAGGAACCTAGAAAATGGCTCTTCCAATTTTAGACGGCAACCAGTCAGCAACCACCCTTTCAACCATTCTGACAGGTGGGCAACATATTCCCGCCCATACGGTTGTGTCTTTGGGTTCCCAAGCCATCACAGACATTGCCAATGCTGTTTCTAGTGTTCAAATAAGCGGCACGGTCACGGCATCCATCGCAAATTCAGTCACAATCGGCTCTCTCCCATACACAACCACAATAACTGGGGTTGGCTCACAATTTGGTCAAGGTGGAGGCTTGGCGGGATCAGTCGTTACCGCCGTACCAGTAATTCTTTCAAGCAATGGGAATATTGGCGGTAGTCTGATGTCTTACGATGGTTCAAACACATCTCTTAATGTAAATATCAAAGGCACAGTCCCAGCCATCTCCGGCACGGTCACGGCAAACATTGGCGTAAGTACCTCAATTTACGGTACACTTGTAGACTTTAATGATGGGGAAGGTTTTAGAATCCAACCCGGGTCATCGGTCAGCGTAAGCAACTCCGTCACCATCGGCTCGTTGCCCGCCATCTCCGGCACGGTCACGGCGAATGTGTTTGGTTATAGCGACAACGAAACATCATATCAGCCT